CTTCTCCATCTTGTCCCAATCCTCAACTACTTTTGTTACTGTTCTCTTTCTACCATTCTTTGTAGTAATGGTCTCTTGAGTTGTTTTAAGGCACTCCTCCTTGCTGAACATTGTGCTTCCTCGAAGCTCAATACTCAGACTTAACTTGATTTCACTCATGTTTATTAATCTTCTTCAGATTCTTTCTTCATAATTGCAGCAATCATAAGTGCAAGCATTGCATCTCCTGCTGTTGCTTCACCTTTGTCTACCTTAGCCTTCAGCTCCTCTACTATCTTCATCTGTACAATGTGCTTCAAGGCTTCAATAGTGCCAATCAGCTCCTTTGCATCAAGGAAGATAGCACTTGTTACAATCACCTCAATAGGTGCTTGAACAGTCTTGCCTTTGTATCCTTCAATAAGCTCTTTGACTAATTCAGGATTCTTCAGGCTTCCAGTTTCCTCACCATCTTTAATGGCTTCCTCAGCATTCTTAAAGTGCTGTTCTTTCAATACTCTGTCAAGAGTAGTCTTTTCTTGATTCTCCATCTTTTTTTTTTTAGAAAGTTAATAATCAATATATGTTTGGTAACATACTCAAATAGAAAGGGCTACAATATTTCTACTGTAGCCCTAAAGAGGTGGAACATCCTGTAATGGTATGTTGTTTTTGTATGTATTGAAACCACAGAATCAGTCTGTTACATCTGTGGGGGTTAAATTCAAATATAGTCATGTATAATATTGAAGTAACCACTACATACACCAACCTCTATTTTGCGGGGATGATTGGACTCGAACCAATATACTTTTGTTTACGAAACAAATGCTATAACCGAAGTAACTCTTACAAACACTACTGCTTTACCAGAGAAAAGGCATAAGAGTATGAATTTATTTAGCTACATCCCCATATTGTGAAATGCAGTAAGAAAAGCCATCAGACTTAATAACACATAGTATTATCCGCAACTATTATCAAATTCAAATTGATGAAAGTCTAATGTACACTATACTGCATTTAGGGAGGAGTATAGGACTCGAACCTATGACCACTGGTTCCACATACCGAAGTAACTCTATCTGCCACCAATATTACTATGGAACATTTGACAGAGTAACATTAAGTGCTCTATCCAACTGAGCTATGGCAGCATGAAAAGGCAAGCTGGTCTTCACAGATGAGCTTGCCATTGGCTTATTACCCGAACTAAAACCTATTTGAACAGTTCTTTGACTTCATCACCAAGAATCTTGACTGCCTTGATAGCATCCTCTTGGTTCTTGAAGTACACAACTCCTGCATACTGTACTGTGTTGTGCTGATATACACCAACACCATTCAGTGTTTCTACTACAGGACCATTCCCACTGTTGTAATTACCAAGGAAATATCCTGTGTTGCAGGTAGTCTTCTTCCAATTCTTGTTATAGTGCTTGGCAATGATAGCCAGCTTTGCAAGTACTTGGAACTTCTTCTGCTCACACATAGGAGTATTGAAACATCCACAAGCTTGGTCTACTTTGGATTCAATCAAGCTATAGTTGAGTTCCAGCTCATCCTTTGTATAAGCATTCAATGCCAATGTTCTCAGTGTGGCATTTCCACTGTTGTACCACTCCATTGCCTGTTCAAGAGTGATACTGATGTTTCTTGTTTCCATATTGTTTCTCTGCTTGTCAATGTCAAAATCACTTCCTTGAGCATATCTACCATTCAAAGTTTCAATCTGAATATCCTTCAGAGTAAAGCCCTCCTGTACTCTTGCACAACAAGGAGTAATCCTTGTTACCTGCATATAAGGTACATATCTTGGGTCTTTGATAATATCTCCAACCCTAACATAGTCAAAAGGACACAGGAACATGTATTCCTTTAAGTGAGAAGTGTTTGATACTTTGTCTTCTACAAATACTATATAAATTGTTCGTACCATGATTATTTGTTTATTTAAGTGGGAGCAGTTTCCTACTCCCACATGGTTGTTAATCTTCTACTTTCCACAGTCTGTAAATGTAACTAGAGTAAAAACCCTTCTTCCATTTGTTGGCATATTTCCACCATTTCTCAGTCCAACTGAGGTCTGCCCTCTTGATGAAAGGATAGATGATGGCAATACACAATATGAGAGGAAAGTAAAGAATGTACATTACTCCTTTTATCATTGCTTCTAAAGCAAGGAAAGGCAAGGTAATTATCATACCCACCAATTCAATGGTTGTTTTCATTTTATCTGTTTTCTGTATAATGACAATTTTCACACTCATGTCCATCAAACAATTCTCCACAATTAGGACATGTATATTGTGGTGCATAAGTTGGTTCTGTAGAGAATGCAGCAGACTCATCTGTCTGTATATTCCCTTCAAGTTCTAAGATTTCTTGTATCTCTTCTTCCATGATTGTTCTGTTTTTGCTCTTTGTGAATACATAATTTGAGTCCTGACTGACCTTTGGTTCTAACTCAGTAGGCTCTATTGGACCACAACTACTCACCACTAATGTGATGAGTAGTGTGTAAATTGCTGTTCTTCTCATTTACTCTTTCTGTCTCTTGATGCCAAATATACAAAGAAAGCAATGATTAGTATGATTGTTATAATATCTTCTGTACTTACCATCTCTTTCTCCTGTATTTGTTGAACTCCTTTGTTGCTTTCACTCTGTTGGCAAACTTGATGACAGTTAGACTGTTTTCACCAACTATAGTTATCTGCCATTCAAAGGCATGAGTACCTGATAGAACAATTGTTCTGCCGAGCATATCCACTATGGACATTCTTATGCAATTGGTGCAATTCTCTCGGTGAAATGTATGTTTCCTTGTCATAGCTCAATCATCATAAGGTCTGACAAAAGTATATACATACACATCAAGCTCCTCATTATATGAGAACTCATAGTACACATGAAGAGCATTTAGCATAGAAGGTTCTTTATCATTCTTCAATTGATATAAACCCTTATTCCATATTGCTCCTTGCTCATAACCAAGCTTATCCTCCATAATAGAGGCAATAGCCTTCCTTGCATGAGGATAATTCTCATCTTCTGTCTTTATATGATACACTTTATGCTGTGTGTAATCACTGTTTGACAGTTGTGGCTGATACTCTATCTGATAAAGTATGCCATTGTAAAAATGTTCTGACATTTGTTTGAAAGTTTGATTGATTGTTGTTTGTTAATTGAAGCACATGATGGATTTGAACCATCATATTATTAAGTATTATACCTCAATAATGTTTTCCATTAAACTAATGTGCTTTGTAGTTCTCTTGATTAATCCTGTAAAGATAGAAGGTCAGACTTTATCCAAGGCAATATTGCCTCTTTAGTCTCCATTACCTATTTAATGCACTGAACATAAACCTGTGCCACTTTACTACATCATATTTTATTTTACTAAATATTGGATACACAGTTCACAATTTTACTCATTACTTGTTTCTGGGTTCTAAGTTGAGTCTATTCTTGCTTCATCACTAAGCTATTGATGATTACACAATCAATAGATGATTGTCTTTTTCTCACACAGTCCTGAGTAGTGTATGTGTCTTTACTTCCCAGCTAACTTTCATTAAGTCATGCTCCTCAGTAGTCTAAATAAGAAATAATGTATGACTAATCAGTGATTATAGGATTATTAGTTTGTTTTCTCACACATTTAGCCCTGTGTTTGGTGTCTTTTGCTACTATTATTCACAAATAAACTGGGCAATATTGTGCATTGGAGTGATATTTAATCAGGTTATCAATAGTTTGATTTTGTGTTGCACTCAGTAAATTTAGCTATACATTACAGATTGATGGTGATTTGTTGATGACTCAAATTGGCAAAGTAGTGAGGGGTTTTGGATTACTACCTCCACCTGACTACAGCACTGCATAAGTTCAATTTATAAGGTGGACCAGTTTCATTCAGTTCACAGACTTAATTAATTGAATCATAAAACATTACACACAATCTATCAATGCTCAAGACTATTAATGCTCAAATAAATAAAAAGAGGATAAAGTGCATTCCACACTCTATCCCCTAATTACTCTTGTGC